AGCAACATTATTTTAGTAACAAATGTCTTTTGGCCATATACGAACGACCGGCTGCATTCACTGCTGATGCTGTCAGGTGCGATACTCCTGCAGCAGCTGCTTCCCTTATCGTTTCATTTTCGAGTGCATACTTGGCTGCGCTATGCAGTCCAGAAGCTAGGCCGGCCATACCTTTGGATACTTGACACCATGTGTCACAGTCATCTAAGGCTGGTTTACCAACTCTAGTTCTCGCTCGTGGCATCTCGAACGATTCTTCAATCAAAACGCGTTCGTACTCTGAGAAAGTCATCCTCGAAATTACGGCAGGTACGAAGTTAAGATAAGCTTGGTTCGGTATTCCTTCGTAGTGGAATACAATTTCAGCGGCGAAATTCAAATTGTTAGCAGACAAATTATTAACCGTCACGCAGCAAAACCCTACCGGTTGACTACCGTTGAGAATGTTGGCCACAGTGGTTGTAATACCGAGTCCTGTAAACTCGTCTATATTGTAACCACCGGAAGCACCAAGACTCTGAACGACTTCTATCGGTTCAGCAGGAGGCACCATGGCTAAACCGGGAAGATTGCCAAAATCGGTGTAAGTAGCAGGCAGAGAAACAGCACCAGTACCACCAGCAGTAAAGGTATCTGCTGGTAAAAAACCGGCGGTAACTGTGCCAGCAATGTTAAGGGTCTGCGTCGTATTTACCATCCTAAAACCGCCACCAACGCATCTGGACTCTGGGTACAAATTGTTCGCAGTGGCTGCTGACGGCCAAGCAGCAAGAGTAGCGAAATGTGCTGTGGCCGGAACTACTGCGGCGACTTGCATTGAGTAGAGCCAGTGATATCCTCCGTAATAATTGGGTTGACAGAGGATGACGAGGACGTTTCCTGCGGCACATGCGATGTTGATTCGCTGCCTGAGGGAATACATACCGGTTGGCTGGCCGCAATAAGGGCCCCGTGTAAGACTAAGAGCCGTGAACGGAGAGCGGGTTTGTTGCAACAAAGCCCTTGCCTGTCCGCTAGATGGTACGCGGTGTGGAGTTGGGCTGCTGCTTGTCTGCACCAATTTCTTACTTGGGCGCACGACTGGCAACACCTGGTTGACAACGATGGGACGCTTGTTTGCTTTCTTTTTGCGAGACATGCTTTCGTTTTGGGTTGTATGAAACTGCAGGTTTCAGACATGTGAATGCCAAATTCACTAAATTAAATTCACTGTTGCTATTGGCAATGGGTTCAAATAACGCGCCGGGATCAACCTAACCCAAAGTAAATTTCTAGTTTGCGGCGCATTGCCGGGAATTTCTCAATTAAAAGCGTTGGCATACAACGGTACGCCTTCCTCTAGGAAACTCCCGACCTTCCCACTGTCGTCTGGCTCGAAATCGACTTCAAATAATTTACGAGTCAATTCTGCAGGTATGACAACGGGAAGCGACTTTATATTCAAGATGAACAGTTCAAGAGCTAATATTTCTTGTTCGCTCAAACCATATATTTCGAATAAGTAATCCATAGCGGTCCTCACATGGAACATAATTACTTCATTATTCGAGCCCATCTTGTGTTCGTTGTCCTTGTTCCAGATTTTGAAATGTGCGGATTCATAATCTATTTCTACTTCATCCAACACAAATCTAGCATACAAGGCACGGATAACAGGAAACTTACTAAAAGCAACCATGGACTGTAAAACCATTTTAGTAAAGTAACCATTTTCTTTAGTAGGAAACAAATGGGGAGGCTTCCAAAAGCTCTTAAACAATATTCTCCCTAATTTTGGGACCCACGTAGGATTGTAATCATCATCCCACATGAATCTACCACTGCAAAATACAGCATTCGTACCCCACAAATAATTCTCTCGTAATAATACCTTCGGTCTAAATCCGCCCTGTCTCAACAATAAAACTCCTTTATCCAATATCCATAGAGCAAATTGCCTGGGCACATACAAAAGATTATCATCACCGTTAACCCAACAATATATCTTGGGAATTACAAAAGAAGCTTCAGTTTTGTCCATCAATTGCTTAATGAACCCCAAACCCAGAGAGTAGTAGGTAAGAATCAAAGATAGTACTAGAGATATATTCGTCATGCCATTACCACACGACGTTTCACCCCCTCCTGATGCTCTGATACCCTTACCCCTCACTTCCGTGTTTTCTTTCGAAAATCCTCTGTATTTGGCAACACTTCTTATTGCTGACTCAAAGAGCTGTGGATTATTTTGGTATTCACAATCGGTATCTTTTGCGTAATCTAAATAAAATTCAGTCTCAACGTCCAACAACAAACCTGTATCAGACGACTCCCAAGACGTATAATCTATTTCGACAAACACATAATCCAAATTACCCACAGACTCTGTAGCCTCATAAACATCCTTTCCCAAAATGGCGGCCTTCATGCCACAAGCTGATCTAAAATCAGTATCATTCGTCCAAGTGGCCCACGCTTTAGTCAGACCCTGAAAGAATGGGCAAGTAAGCACTTTGAATTCAGGTGTTTTGCCCGAAATCAATCTCGGCTTGCAG